ATCAGGAATTTCTAATTGCCATAAATTAAATTTATTTACTAAATTATTACTAAATTGTCTTCCCCAATTAGTTTCTTTATCAAAATCATTATCATATAGAACATATATACATTTAAAACGCTGTTTAAGCTGTTCTAAGACATGTTCTTTAGGTAATGCTGATTCTGTCTGCAAACTTACGGTTGGATAACCACAAACATCTGTAATAGACATTACATCTTTTAACGATTTAGTAATAATTAAAATATCTCCTGATTGAGGTAGTTGTTCCCAGCCTTGCCATGTAGAATCATTATGTGTATTTAACCATTTATAATCTACATTTTCAGGTTGATAAATTTTAAATGTTTCTTGACCATCTTTATATTCAGTATAAGAAAAAGCTAATTTATCAGCAGATATTATTTTTTTATGAATACCTACATGTAAATAAGCTACAGGATTTACTCTATACTTATCTAATGTTTTTTTAGTAATTCCATATTTATTCCAAAATGTTAAATCATTTAATGTCCAATTACGAGAAGTTTTACCTAAAGCTTTACTATTAAGATCTTTAATTATTTCTTCTCTTGTTTTAAGATGATTAGATGTATTAATATTAGTTTTAAATGTATTTTTAATAATAAATTCATTTTCTAAATTACTATCTAAAGCAATTTTACTCAAAGCTTCAAAATATGATAATCCAAATTTTAACATTACAAATTTAATACAATCTCCACTTCCTAATACAAAATCTTTAAAACATAATTCACCGCTTTCACCTATAAAGAATCCAAACGAAGGTTTTATATCATCTCGTAACGGAGAATTCATTATTGTTTTAGTATTAACATCTTCAATCATATACATTCTGTATATTTCTAAATCTGTTAAATGTAATAGTAATCCTTCTTTAGTTACATGTTTTAAGTTTAAATTTATCGTCATATTAATAATCTGTTATTAATATTCCTAAATTATGATCTACTTCATGTTGAATTGTAAAAGCTCCAGTTTCTCTTGTAAATAATTCTACAAATTCATTACCTTTTTCATCAAAATAGTTTACAATTATTTCTGAACTTCTTTTCAACTTAATTGAATTTTCTAAAGTTATAGAACCACAATTACTTGTAGTTTCAACTAAATCTCCCATATATTCTACAATTCTAGGATTTATTAATATTTTACAATATTCATTATCCTGTAATCTATTTTTAGTGATTTTTATAATATTAAAAGCTAATCCAGCATTTGCAGAACTCATCCCATGCGGTTTTTTATAACCTTCTTTTACATCTAGACACAATTCTCTAATATAATTACATTGTTGTAAAATTATATTTTTATATTCAGGAGATGTTTGAAACAATCTCATATTTACAGGAAAATGTTTAGATTTTAAATAAACATTATCTTCAGAATTGTTAATGTGTGTTATATAATCTTCGTGTTTTTTCATAATATTTAATTTATTAATATTTCAATATATTCGTCTTTATTTGTAATAGAAAAATCTTTAAAACAAGCGTATTCATCACCATTTTTAGTAATAGTTTTAATATAAATCCAATCAGGATTATTCTTTTTAATTTGTTCTATTGTCATTTTTTACTATTTCTATTAATTTTTTAAGACATTCAAGTTCTGATTCTTCATAGGTTTTGTAAACTTTATACCCTTTAGAAGGTAATTCATTATTTAAAACAATGAAATTATCTTCATTAATCTTATTACCCTCTATTCCTCTAAAATGAACAATATATCCGCTATAATGCTCTTCATTTCTTGTCATCCAATCAATTGAATAAGTTAATCCATACTTCTCTCTAAACCATCTAAATGCTTGTGAGAATGTTGGTGCTGATAAAATATCATTGTTATGGTCTTTAACTGAATTCTTGTATCCTACGAAAAACCATCTTTTAGTATCATCATTAATAATTTTTTGATCATAACCATAATATTCATTTTCATAAGGACCATTAAGACTAAGAGTAGTAATAATAGGATGCAATTTAGTTTTATTAAAATAGTCTTCAAATTTAGTAAAACAAGGTTCATCAAATCCTAATTCTTTTAAAGCTACTGCTTGTTCGTAAGGAATGAATTCTTTTTCCATAATTTATTATTTAATTAATTAGTGACCCTGAAAGGAGTCGAACCTTCAGCCCAAAATTATGGGCACGGAGTTTAAGTCCGTTGTGTATACCATTCCACCACAGAGCCAAAAAAAGGGATAGTAATTAAACTATCCCTTAAAGATTTATATTATATCCAACTTTGTTTAGTTGGTTGTTGTTCTGCATTATTTGTTGTAGGAGCATCTTCTAATACTCTTTCCATCATATCATCGTATTGGTTACCTTTTTTTGTAACTCTTAATCTTGATGGGTTTGCACCAAACGCTTCAATAAAATCAAAGTTTTTATAAATGCCTAAATATGATTTAGGTTTTGCTACTGAACCATAAGTTGCAAATACATTTACTTTTTTACCTTCGCAATTTTTAGCTGTAAGATTCATTAATGTATCTACTGCTTCTTTTGCTGTTGCTACAGCTGGAAATACATAATCATTACCTAATACTGCTTTAGCAATAGATAATACTCTACCTACATTTAATTTAGCTAATGATTCATTTTTAGCATCATCATACATTTCATTTTTTGTAGGATAATAAATACCCATATTAATAGATGCTTTTGAGTCATCTGTAAAAATTACTTTATATTCTGGTGCATTATCTGCTGCTGCAGCATCTTTTTTTTCTACACTAATAGAAACATTTTCAACTTTTCCTGCTTCTCCATTATTAAAAATCAGTGTTGACTGACTTTGAAATTCACTCCCGTTTAAATCGAACATACTTTATTTATTTTAAATTATTTTGGCTTACATATCACTTTTTATAGAAGTGTAACTATTTTATTAATTTATTGTTTATTATTTTAGAAATATTTCATTCCAATTAATACTTAAATTACCATCTTTATCAGACTCAATTAATGTAATCTTAGAATCTTTTAAATGATCACATCTTGAACCACAAGTTACTGATTCTGAAGGTTTGAAATTAACTAATGTTTTATTGTCTTCACGATACATGTATCCTATAGCATCAACATTTGCCGATAAAATTGCGGCTGATTTTCCAATTAAGTCAATTCCACGCTCAGTCATTTCTTTCCCATCTTTTTCCAAAAGTTTATCTTTTAAATGTGCTAAAATTATTAATGTATCAAAACATTCTTCTAATTCATCTAAAACTATCCATAACGCAGCTCTGGTATATTGGTAACCTCCTCCGTTTGGAAGCTCTAGGATATTATCACCTTGAAAATTTCTTCCCATTGGTGTTTTTTGATATAATTTTTTTGCAAGAGGTAATACCATTTCTTCCAAAACAGTAATAGTATCTATCGCTCCATATTTATAAACAAATCCTTTATTTTGATTATTAGCTTCTTTAATTGAGTTTATAACTTGTTTGAGAGCCGTAATTGGTTCAATATTTAATCTTTTAGATTCACCGATTATATCTATTTTCAGAGCATCTAAATAATCAGTACCTCCTTCTAAATCTAATATTAAACAATTCTCTAAATTTGCAAGTGCAGTACTTTTTCCAATTTTGGGTTTTCCAAATAAAATAATTTTTCTTGGATTTCTTCTACTCGCGCTTATTTTTTGTGTTGGTAGTAATATACTCATTCTATCTCTTTCATCCGACCACCTACCTCTTTTAAATTATTTTCTTATAACTTTTAAAAATTCATAAACTTTTTGTATTTCTGGTATATTATCTGGAAGTGGTAATTCTTTAAAATAATTTGTAGCACCATCAAAATATAATGGACAAATTACACCACCACCACCTTCTCTACCACCAAGAATTTCTAAAAATCTAATATTATCCTTAAAAATAGTAATGTTATATCCCATATATTCTTCAATTTCATGTCTGAAAGGACTAAATAAACCTATAATATAATCAAAATCTCTTTGTGTGGTTTTGTTATCAGCTAGACCATCAAGAGAAGGTTTAAGTTTATTATATTTTTTATTTTCCAAACTTTCTTGACTACTTGCTTGTTGTTGTACAGCAATAGGAATATATTTAAATCTATTTCTAAGTTTTACAAAATAATCAGAACTTAATTTACTCATAGTTTCATGCAAACTCATAGGTAAACCATTATCATGATTCTTCTCAGGAGTTAATAAGCTTAAGTGGTCAACAATAATGATTACATATTCATCTGGGTCATTTGGTTCATAATGATCCTCAACTTTAATAATTTCACCATTATTGTTAATTTCTCTATAAATTATTTTACCATTTGCTAAAGCATAATCTCTTACAATTTTATAAATTCCATATGGATTTCGTGTGTCATCTATGAATTCAACTACTTCTTCTATTTTTTTAAAATAAGGTTCATATTTTTGAATAATATTTAAAATATCTTCTGATAGTATTTTATCAGCTTTTGTGGATCTTAAATCTTTAGGTGCAATTCTTAACCCTTCTTTTATATATAAAATATTTGAAAAAGCAGATAACATTTTTTGTTCAGAGGTCATTTCTAAAGTAAAATAAAACATTTTAACTCTAATATCTAAATTAAAATCTATTATTTGTCTTATAGTATTATATAAAACAATCCAATCACATATTTGTGATTTTCCTACTTTACTATTTGCAGTAAAACATATAGATTTACCTTGTTCTAAACCTGGAAATTCATTTTCAAATCTTGGAAATCCAATAGGAATACAATTTATTTTACCTGAAAGTAAACGATCTCTTTTATTGACAATTGTTTTAAAAGTTCTGTCAAATAAACTTTGTTTGATTTCACTCAATATTAATATTAATTAATATTTAATATAA